CGAATCCGCGGTGTGGTTCTGCATGCCCTGGAAGATGATCGCCCCGTCGCCCTTCTTTGACTTGATGCAAGCCTCTTGCACCTCGAAGTAAGCGCCCGCATTCATCTGCTCTATTTTCAGCTCTAACAGGCGCTTGACCGACTGAGCGAGCGACTTCTGAACCTCACGAACGCACACGCTTCGACGTTTCTGATCAAGTAGGTGTGACTCAATCAGCATCTCTGCGAAGAAATGCGACTTGCCCGAGCCTCGTCCGCCGTGTGCGCCTTTGTATCGAGCGGGATCAAGTAGCGGGACGGCCCAGGCTGGGGTCTGGAGTTGCAGAACCTTACCCATTCTTGACGATAACCCGCTCAATCTTTGTGAACTCAAGGGGCGCACCATCGGCGCCGGTCAGCTCATGCTTTTGGGTTTCTGCCCAGCGCATCTGAGTCTTGCTCCACCAGATCATCGCTGCCGTGTCGCCGCCCATTGCCTTTTGAAACAGCGTGCGACCGACGCCAGAGTTGGCCTTGGCCTTGCCAGCCACCAGCTCGGTGGCAAAGTGAGCGCGTAAAGTATCCACATGAATGCCGTCTCGCACCAGGACTGCAATCTGCTCGATTGGCAAGCCATAGCCTGACATTGCCTCGACCTGTTTGCGCTCTGCGTCGGTCGGCTTGAATGCTGGTCGGCCAGCACCTTCCCGAGCTCCGCCATTGCCGCCAATCTTTTTATAAGTGGGTTTTTCAGTTTTAGCCATCTTTAACCTCCGCGAAAGGTTTTCCAGTTTCTGCGTGAATTGCTATTTTGCCCGTGAAGTCCTGCCAGCGCTTAATGATGACGTCGCAATACTTTGGATCAAGCTCCATGATGCGAGCAACGCGACCATTCTTCTCTGCTGCGATCAGCGTGGTTCCGGATCCGCCAAATGAATCCAAAACAATATCACCACCCTTTGTGTTGTTGAGCATCTGGTACTCAAACAGGGCCACCGGCTTCATGGTTGGGTGGTAATCGTTGCGGGTTGGCTTTTCAAACTCCAAGATGGTGGTCTGCTTCCGGTCGGTGGCCCAGAGGTGGCCAGCGCCTTCCTTCCAGCCGTACAAGCAGGGTTCGTGCTTCCAGTGGTAATCCTGGCGGCCCATGACCATCGAGGACTTCTTCCAGATCAAACACTGCCGCACAGTCCAGCCAGCGTCTTTGGCAGCGCCTCGGAAGTTGTAGCCTTCCAGGTCCGCGTGCCAGATGTAGAAGACCGCGCCAGGCTTCATGACTGTGTCGGCTGAAACGTAAGCATCTCGCAAGAACTGCCTAAACTTGTCATCCTCCATTGCGTCGTTTTGAATCTTCAGGGCATCTTTAGTTTTACCCTCGTAAGCAACGTTGTAAGGTGGATCGGTCAGCCACATGTCAACCAGTTGGCCATCGGTGAGCTTTTCCAGATCGCTGACACTGGTTGAGTCGCCGCACAGCAGGCGGTGCTTTCCCATGATCCAAACGTCACCGGGAACTGTGATTGAGTTTTCCTGAACTGCAGGCGCATCGTCTGGGTCCGTCAGGCCAGGCTCAATCTCCACCGGCATCAGCGCCGCGATCTCCTCATCGGTAAACCCCACCAAGTCCAAATCAAACCCAAGATCACCCAGCTCTCCCAGCTCGAGAGCAAGCAGCTCGTTGTCCCAGCCTGCGTTCAGCGCCAGCTTGTTGTCTGCGATGACGTAGGCCCGCTTTTGTGCATCTGTCCAGCCTGTAGCAACGATCACTGGAACTTCTTTCAGCCCCAGCTTGCGAGCTGCTGCTAGTCTTCCGTGACCTGCGATGACCGAATGTTGATCGTCGATAAGAATGGGTGTAGTGAATCCCCACTCCTGAATGCTTGCTGCGATCTGAGCGACCTGAGCATCTGAGTGCGTGCGAGAGTTTTTCGCGTACGGAATGAGCTTGTCTATCGACAATGTTTGATGGTTGTCTGCCGGGTTCATCATCTGCCTCTGTAGTGGCGCAATCTTGATTGTATCAACGATCTGTGCTAGTCAATAATTCTCACACTCTGCTGTGAAAAAAGTGTTGACACAGACGCTAGACATACGCTACATTTACATCACTGCGCGACACGAATGGACGGAAGGCGCAGCAACCAAAGGAACATCATGATCAAGTACACATTTCAGAAAGCATCTTTCAACGGCCTCAAAGGCTGGATCGCCACGCGTTGGATCGACGGGGTTCACTCGGGCAAAGCATTCGGCAAGACAAAGAAAGAAGCAGTTGCACAGTTTGATGAAGCTCTCTGGGAAAACTCATGAAACGCACCCACCGCCAGATCCTCGCCGATGTAGCCTTTGCAATCGTCCTCGGAGCCACCTTCGGCGTGGTCTTCGGGATCTACTTCTAAAAACGGCTTAAGAGCCGTTTTTTTTGGTCGATACATGTCTAGGTAGCAGACACCACAAAAAAACGCTCCTAGGCGCTTCTAATCGATTCCTATCATGAAACAGACTCGAGTTGCCCACCTGTTGTCCCTCTTGAATGATGGCTGTGGTTTCAAGGCTGCTGTACTCTTGACAGCACTGTATTTCAAAGTTCCTGAGCATCAAATCATCCAGGAGTTCTACAGATGATCTGTCCGAAGTGTGAAGCCCCAGCAAGGGTCCTAGAGACCCGCTGGAGCCAGAAAAAAGCCTGCACCCGTCGCAGACTTGGTTGTCCATCTTGCGGTTATAGATTCTCAATATTCGGGGATATTATGATTCCACAAATAGATAATCAATTAGATTCAGAAGGAATGCCTAAATATACAGAGACCATTCAAGTCCTTGAGGACTTGGTCAGAAGCGCCGGTGGTTGCGCCACCATCGACCAAGTTGCTGTCGTCAAGGCATGGCGTTTAATTGACCGTTATAACGCCATTATTAACGGTAAATAATAAGGTCCACCATCCTCCCCATCCAGCCCGCCGCGTGCGGGCTTTTCTTTTATTTCCACCACATCCGTTAAGGCTGGCACTCGATCCGGGTCAATGTGGCCAGGAAGGCCATCCCACCAGCCCGCACCCACCTCACCACCACCAACCTCAACCAATGTCTTTTTCATCATCACCTCATCAAATTTTCCATGCAACGCAACAGCCCCACAAACATAGCGCAACAACGCAACTACCCTAAAGGGTAGTAGTTGCGTTGCGTTGCGCTAAAATGTTAGTCTTGTCACAAACGCAACTAAAAAAAAGTTGCGCAACAGTTGCGTTTTGTTGCGCTACTTTTTACCCCACTTTTATGCCCTCAAAAGCATGGCAGATGCCTGAACGGTGTCCAAAACGATCCACCCATGCTCGTACGAGTCGATGACCTGGGAGATCAAAAGCTCCCCGATTGGCTTCCCCTTGGACGACGGTCGGACGTAGATCGAAGCTGATGCTTCGGTCAATTCAAGGGTATCCATCAGATATTGGATAAGCCCCGACCGGCTCAAATACGGCTGACCGGCTCGGGTTTCTTTTCCTGCCACTTCCCAAGCATTCTGAAATAATCTTATATGTTTGGTTAATTTATTAACCCCTTTATCGGATATTGGTTTATTGACTATTTCAATAATGGCGCTGGTGACCTGTTCATCGTCCTCGTCGATCCATCCGTTGATCTCCACGGTGCGAAGCTGGGCGTATATGTCTGGTGCTATTTCTGAGTCCTTAGCTTTGCGCTGGACGATCTGCATCGGAGCTTCGTCTTTTGCGGGAATGATGCTTACCTCAATGTCGAGGGCTCCTCTCCATGCTGATGACCCCCGAGCGCGATGCTGGGCTTCTTCGCTGACCCCGGTGTGATGCACTAGCAGGACTGAGCAATTGAACTCGCGCATGAGCTGGCCGCAGGCGTCTAGCATCGTTTTAGCGTCCTGAGCGCTGTTTTCATCGCCGGATAGGAATCGGTGCAGGGTGTCAATGACGATTAGGTCGGGGGGCTCGGGAAGTTGTTTCAGGTGAGTTGAGGTAGACAGATAGCCTTCTGGGGTGTTCAGGTCGCACCCCGAGCGGCTGAGCCACATCTGTAAGCTGCTGGCTTGATGATGCTGTTTCCAGGCTGCTATCCGAGCCCTCAGACCGTGATGGCCTTCGCCTGCCAGATAAACTATTCTTGCGGGCTTGACTCGATTGCCTGCCCACTCTTGCATTCCGCTGGCTAGACGTAGGCACCAATCCAGGACTACGAACGTTTTACCGCCGCCGCTAGGACCATGGATCATGATAAGAGCGTCGGACTGCAACCAGCCTTTGATGAGCCATTTGATCGGCGCAGGCTTCTGGCAATAGTCATCGGCGGGGATAAGCCAAGACTCTTGAGGAGGGTTCAGAAGCAATGAGAGGTTATGCCCAGCCTGGTGGTAATCGTTGGCATCCCCCTCGACCGAGGGCATAACGTAGCTCACACCATACTTGGCACAAGCCTGCTCGGCATGGCGCTGACCGACTCCACTTTTATCGTGATCTGCCACAATCACAATCTTCTGGTCTGGGTAGAGCTCAAGAAGCGAGCCGGTGACGGGGATCAGATTCGAGGCACTGTACGCAACGACACAGGGGCGACCGCTTACCTCATGGATTGTTGCGGCTGTGGCGAAGCCTTCGGCCAAGTAAAGCGTTCCGGGGCTATCGACTAGACCGATGAGCCAGAATTGGCCGCCCGTTTGTCCGCCGGAGTGGTAAAGCTTGCCGCCCTCGCTGTCTATGTATTGAAGGCTGGATAGCTCCCCGTCCTCGCTGAAAAGAGGCACCATGAGCCTACCGTCGCCGGTGATTTTGGCGCCGTGTGGCTGGATGCCTTTGCGTTTGAGGTACGGATGGTCCGGACTTGCCTGGACGCCCTCGCTCCAGATGGTCTCGACTGTGCTAGCGGCCACAGAACGATCGCGCTCTATCTCTGCATCGCGCAACTTTTTGGCCGCATTGACACGGGCCACGTGGGCCATTTCTTGGGCCGGTGTCCACCTTTTCTTCCCAATGTCGGCTTTGACTGTCTGGGTGAAGTTAGCTCGCCAGCATCCGAACGTGATGCTCGGAATGCCTTCTCCGTAAGCTACGTACCAACCCGATCTATCAAGTGTCTTGCGGCTGTTTCCGCTTCTGAATCTGTGAATCCTCCCATCAATAATTATTTGGTCGGGAACGTCTAAACCCGACTCGGCTACTGCGTTTTTGAACTGCACCTCGACTGGCAACGGTGCAGGGCCCACATCTACCGGGGGAGACCAAGGCCCCCCCAGCACGCGGGTGAGATCGGCCATTTATATTGGATTGATCATTGTCTGTTTTGTGATGTAGTCGGACAAAATCGTCAGAGTGCGTGACGACGGGTTAAGGATCTCACCTTTTTTGATCCTGTGCAGCGTATTTGCATGTAGGCCGGTTGCTGCTGCCACCGTTGAGATGCGCCGGTCTGCCAAGGCAGCCCGGACCTGATCAAGATTCAACATCTTTTTCCCCTTTCGTTGTTGTGGTATTGACATTGTGTAGTGAGTCGGGCTACATTGTCAATACTGCACGAACGGACTAGCCGAAAGTGCAGACAACGAAAGGGAAACCATGCAACTCCTGACAGAAGACAACTATTACGAAGTTTGGGCTTCTAACGTGAATGATTACATTGTTCTGTGGTCGTCAGACTATCCAACAAAAGCAAATTTGATTTGTACGTGCGACGATATGGATGAGGCAGTGGAAATGGCTAAGCTCTATATCCACTGTAAAAACAACGAGATTGAGTTTTGACTATTGACGGGGCAACAGTGCCCTGTTAAATTGAACACATCGAACGAACGGAATAGGCCGACGGTTCGACGAACAAAGAGAACGAGATGAAAAACAATGATCTGATGCTGACCCAAGCCGATCAACTGGGCCAACTGTTGGCTGAGATTGATGTGCTTACCAAGCAAGCCGACGCTATCAAAGCTTTGATGCGTGAAGCTGGCGGAGTGCATGATGGCGTGTTGTTCCGTTCCACGGTTGTGGAGTCGAATCGGTCGGTCACCGACTGGAAGGCTCTCTGTGCTGCCCAAGGCATTGGGGCTGATGTGATTGCCGCCCACACCAAGACCACAGCGGTCTACTCGGTCAAGACCACCTCAAAATAAAGGAGGGGGGCCTAGCCCCCATCACATGGAAACCCCTCCACCGAACTGGCCGTTCCCGACGTACAAAGGGAACCCGCTTCCAAAACCACCTCCCTCACCGTTCCGTCAGGAACCCCTACCACCTGCGCCACCGGCGCCTTTTTAATGAAACAACATGGCTATAAATCTCAAAACCACCAAATCACTCGCGGCATCTGGCGTAAAACTTCTGGTCTACGGTCAAGCCGGGGCCGGTAAGACGACCCTGATACCAAGCTTGCCGACGCCTGTAGTGTTGTCGGCTGAGGGCGGTCTGCTGTCGATTGCAGACGCTGACGTGCCTTTTATTGAGATAGGCACGATGGCTGCTTTGTGGGAGGCTTGGGAGTGGCTAACGAAGTCTGCGGAAGCTACCCACTTTGAAAGCGTTGCGCTAGATAGTATTAGTGAAATTGCGGAGGTCGTGTTGTCCGCTGAGAAGAAATCTAGCAAAGATCCTCGACAGGCTTACGGTGCGATGCAAGAGCAAATGGCTGACATCATCCGGGCATTCCGTGATGTGCCAGGCAAGCACGTTTACATGTCTGCAAAGCTAGAAAAGAACCAAGACGAAATGGGCCGGATACTCTACTCCCCATCAATGCCGGGCAATAAAACCGGACAAAGCCTACCCTACTTTTTCGATGAAGTGCTGGCGCTAAGAGTTGAGAAGAATGCTGAAGGCGAGACACAACGGGCACTGATGTGTGACTCTGATGGACTATGGGTTGCTAAAGATAGATCCGGAAAGCTTGAGATGTGGGAAGCCCCCGACTTAGGGGCGATCATCCGAAAAATTGAGAGTTAACTATGAACGCTCACGAGATCCTTGAACTGTGGAACAACACTCGGCACAAACATGCTGGCGAATGCTGGGACAGTCTAGCCCTAACATTTGCCGGGGGGGTCGCTAGGACTGTGCAGGAAAGATGCGCGAGAGTCTGTGACGACTATTGCATCACTGCCCCTTTCACTGCGGCTGCTGTGGCGCACGAGCTGGCCCACAGAATTAGATCCGTGAGCTTCGATTAAAAGGATAACTATGAAGACGATTGAACAACTAGCCGAAGAGTGGGAGCAGATTAAAGCTGCCGAGGAACAAATTAAGACTCGTAGAAGGGAGATTGAAGACGAAATCACAGAACTTTTGAACCTGCCGAAAGACTTGGATCAGCAAAAGACCCACGACATCGGTTTTTACAAACTAAAAGTCACGGGACGAATTGACCGCAAGGTAGATGCTGATAAACTGCAAGCACTTGCCGAGGAAGCTGGACTAACAGAACACCTCGGGAGCTTGTTTCGGTGGAAGCCTGAGATCAACCTGCCCGCATGGAAGGCTGCGCACACTGACATCACAGGCCCTCTACTCGACGCAATCACGACCAAGGCCGCAAGGCCAAGCTATGCCATCACTAGAAAGGACTGAACCATGGCACTACTCAACCAACCAATCGAACTCAACAGCATTCCAATCACTGAAAAGTCTTACGGACTGATTCCTGCTGGCTGGTACACGGCCACAATCTCAAAGTCTGAGCTTCGCATGACAAAGTCCGGAACCGGCGAGATGATCGCCTGTATGTTTACGATCAGCGGCCCGACTCACCAGGGGCGTACCTGCTGGACAAACATCAACATTCGCAATCAGAACCCTAAGGCTGAAGAAGTCGGGCGTGAGCAGTTGGGCTACTTGATGCGAGCCACCGGAATCAGCCAGGTTGTTGACACGGATGTTTTGATTGGCAAGACGTGCCAGATCAAGATTGCAGTTCGAGACGACGAGCGTTACGGTGAAGGTAACGAGATCAAAGGGTTTAGGGCTGCTGAAGGTGGCTCAATGCCTCAGGGCGGCGGGTTGCCCATGCCTGCGCTGGCGTCTGCTCCAAGCCCTTCTAAAGCTGCTCCTCCGTGGGCTAAGAAGTAAAAGAAAAAGCCCCCGAGATGTGAGTCAAGGGGGCTTAACTTTCACGAGTTACACCCAACTGCGAAAGGAGACAAAGCAATTATGGCACAGGTGTCTATCCCAAATCCAATTGTTGAAGCTATTGACCAGGCTTACCAAGACACCCAGGAGCCGCCACGAGGGCATTTAGGGGCCTCAATGCTTGGCCATAAGTGTGATCGTTGGCTTTGGCTGTCTTTCAGGTGGGCGGTGATAGAAAAGTTCCCCGGTCGGATCCTGCGGCTATTCCGCCGTGGCCAGGACGAAGAAGCCAGGATTGTCGGGGACCTATGCCGGATCGGTGTGCAGTTTCGAGACACCAAGGGCGAGCAGGTACGGGTTGATTTTGGCTCGCATGTGTCTGGATCGGTGGATGCAATCATTGAGTCTGGTCTGCCAGGCGCACCGAAGGCCAAACACGTAGTGGAGATGAAGACGCATTCACTAAAAAGCTTCAACGATTTATGCGCCAAGGGTGTCCAGCAGTCAAAGCCTATGCACTGGGCCCAAATGCAGGTTTATATGCATGGCTTGGGCATTCATCGAGCGTTGTATTACGCGATCTGCAAAGACGATGACAGGATCTACACTGAACGGCTACACTATGACAATCAGGCAGCTGAGAAGCTGGTGGATAAGGGCAGACGAATTGCGCAAGCAGACCGGATGCCAGAGCCGTTGAGCAGTGACCCAACGTGGTGGGAGTGCAAGTTTTGTGCAGCGCACGAGTTTTGCCACAAAACCAAGAAGACCAGGGA